CCGGACTTATCCCTTAATTTTGTGTCCTTGAATCCCACCAATTCCCACTTGTATGAACGTATCCAATCATCGGGCCAGTGTGTTATCTGATCCTTGCCTGCCTTCATTATCCAGTCCTGGTCTCCCCAATTCTGTTTCATTATCTTGGCATGGTCTTTTACAAAATCTGTGTACAGGTGATTCATCGTCCCTGCCTCCCAACGCATACAGCTGGAGTTACTTTGTTTCCAGTCCTTAACCCTGCATCTGTTGAAGTCCCTGATTATCATGAACCGGTCCGGGTTGTGTGTGAACAGTGGATCTATATTGTTGTGTATCACAACATCAAGGTCAAAGAACAACACGTTCCCCTTCAATGGAAATTCTGTACTGAACATCCACAACTTGCTCCACCATGTCTTGATCCATGGTTCGCTGGGGAACATTACTGTCTTTATATGTGGATCCAGACCTGACTTGTCATCTGTTATGCAGTGGAATTCAAAAGGCACCGTGGTGTGTCTCTTGACCATGTTGTACAGCACATTCGCATACTGCGAAGGATACTTGTTGCCCCACTTAACGCATACTACGTGATTCATATCCGTGTTTCAATCCTTCCATTTGTATTTGTTTCCAGTCGTCACTATCTAGCGTGTATGGATAGTCACATCTCACAGTGTCGCTGGACACACTTGCGATACTTTTTATATTTAAATTTTTATTCATGGTGTCGTGTATTTCTGTGACGGTCATGTTTCCGAATGTTTTCTCGAGATCCACCTGTCCTAATTTAATGTATCCAAGGCTTAATTTTGGATCATTCCAGTCGTAACTGTTATCGGCCAACCATTTCCTAAAAGGATCCATCTCTTCTTTCTTGAATTCGTCTTGTTGTTCTGTAATTGTTTTGCCCCATTCAACATCAAACTCTCCGGAGTAATACTTCTGATGATTTATCTCAGAACAAAGTGCATCTGTCATCTTTGGTGCATGTTCGTCTCTGAACACCTCGTACAAGGTCTTACCCACCTGCGACCAGTGTAGATAAACACCGCCCAATTCACGGTCATATCTATTCTGCGTGAACAATCCAAAGTCTTGGTATTGTAATTCATGCCTGGGTGCGTTCAAAAAGGTTGTTATCTGTGACGGACGCATCCATTCAGGTTCAAATGCTTTTTTACGATCTGCGTGTACCCAACTTTCGATCTCGTGGCACACGTTGTTCAATTGTCTTATTGAATATTTTGTTTTGTGATCAGCCTGCTTGTAGAATTTGGAAATCTCCCAGGCACTGCCCTGAAGTTCCTCGAAGTACCTGTGCAGTAGATTGCATGATTCATGTTTAAGCCTTTTTCCGGGTGTTGCCATTTCGTTGCCGTTGACTGCCTTGCCTATGGGCAGGTTTGAACTGTATTGGAAGTCGTCCTCTGTGAATGGGTGTATATCCTCGTAAGCAGGAACAAATTGGAAAGAATTGATCTGCTCTATGCTACTGTTTAACTCATTGACTAGATATCTCAAATTCCTGTTAGAGTCTGCGAAGCCCAAGAAACAGAAATTTTTTTCAAGTATTTTTTTATTTAGAAGATTCTCTTTGAGTGCTTCGATCCAACGATGTGCCAAAGGGGTGTCGTAGACACGGATGGTGTAGGAAATGTTGGTCAGTACTACTTCAACCGTGTCGGGTAAAAAATTATCCTCTTTTGTAGATGGCACTATTGGCTCCGTGTTCCATGCATTCCACACTGTCCACAAAACATCTGCTGTCTGTTTTTTCTTTGATCAATCCATCAGCGAAATCAAATGCATGTTTGGCAAACATTTCTGCACCAACACCATCGAATATTCTGATCTCTGCTAGATCTAATTCTTCCAATTCTTTAAATTTTTCTAGGTGTGGATCGTTTTCAGCAAGTGCCAGTTTGTGATCAAAATTATCTTCCAGCCATGCTTTGAGTGGTTTTAGTCCTCCAAAGTCCACAGCCCAGTTCTTGTTGTCGAGATCTTTGCAACCAAATGTGAATTTGAATGCCAGGCTGTATCCGTGCAGTAGATGGCAGTGTGAGTGATCTGCGTTGGGTTGTCTGAACACCGCAGATAGTCCTATGTTGTGTCCGTATGTTTTAGTTGAGTAATAAGTCATCGTTTCTCCTTTAATTGATGACTTGCAGAGTGTTTATAGAGGGTTGAAAGTCTTGAGTCCTCTTGATCATCAGTTGAGTTTCTTGTTCATCTTTTGATCTATCTCTAACTGGAAAGCAGTATCTCTGATACTATCCGTTAAATCATTTGGTATATTTAACTCACCGTCTATAATGCTTTTAAGAAAGTGCACCAACACAGTGAACTCCGGTCTGTGCGACACGGTCTCCGGATCTATACCGTTGCTTTCCATTGCATTCAAAAGAGCCTCTGATGTGTCCACTAGCGCCTTCATTCCTTTGTTGTGTTTGTCGAAGTGTGGCATTATACAATAATTTTTGGTTTCTCTGGTGTCTTAATTGTCTGGAACACTCTCTTGTATTCTTCTGATATCTTGTCGTTGATTATAGAGATGCACTGTACTTTGTCTTTTGCTATTGAGATTTCTTTTTGTTGGTCAGCAGTAGAGAAGAACGTGCCAAACGCAAGTCCTTGTGGGCCTTGCATCAGTGTAAGAGCTTTCTTGATTTCAAGAGTTGTCTCGGTTTGTGATTGCAAAGTGGAGATCACCTCTTCACCGTGCATTAATTTAAGAGTGATAAGATCTCCATCTTTATATTTTTCAAACATATCCTTATTATAAACTATCCTATCAGTTTGTCAATGTATTTTTTAAGTTCCTTGTCCTGAACGTTGGGTGGAATATGATTGAAGAAGAATATCTGGTAACTGTCAGATCCATACTTGCCTATTCCGTGAAGATCACTGGCTTCCTTCTTGTCCCATGTGAGATATTGCTCGGTCATTTTACGTATTCTCTTTGATCTCACTTCCCACATGCCCAGTGGTTTCAACATTTCCTGCTGTGTTTTCAGTCGACCACGCAGGTAGGCTTGTGGATTAGGATATCTAGCGAAAAGTTTTGGTAAGATTATTTTAACATGTTTCCTGTAAGTGAGATTCAAGCACATCACACCTACCATGTGTTTCCATCTTTTGTGTGGTGCTTTCAGTTGCTGTTGCACCATCAGGTCATCCACCATTGTTTTGATCATGTTACAATTATATGTGTGATTTGTGATTTGTCAAGCAAGTAGGGATGATAATTCGGGCCACAGTCTATCAAAATAACCATCCTCTTTAAAGAGTTTTTCATTTTTACGCACAAATTCTGTGAGATTCTGCTTTGTTTTTTGATTGGTCGTGATTTTTATTTTTTTAAATTTTTGTATTTTTGATTTGAAATAGTCTCTTTCGTTTGGGGTGACATCAGTTTCGAGATATTTTTCTATCTCGACTATAACCTTCCCTAACACATCTGCACCGTAATTTTCAACATTGAGTTCTTTGGGCTGTGAAAAATTTTGCCATACAATCTCTATATTTTTCCTATAAGGATTTTTCCCATGGAACTTATGAGGGAAGAACGAAATTGCTTCTTTGGCAAACTCTTTGTACTCGCATAAGTTTGTAGCATTCAGCAAATGGAACAGACTCATGAATTGTATTTCATGATCATTTTTCTCAGGTGGATTCCTAACTTCTTTCCCAAGTATTTTAAGATTGTCGATAACCGTTTGCCATAGAGATCCTTGCCTCACATACTCATATCTTTCACCGATGTTTTCAAGACTAATGTGCCAATTTACCTTTTGCCTCTGTAGTAATTTTTCAAATACCTCGCTCTTGGTTACATCTGTGCTGAAATTAGAAATTATGTCTATCTTCACATGTGGAGGTATGAAGTCTAGTAGGTCACTATTTTCCTTCATCAGTAATGGTTCGCCACCAACCATTGCAACAGTTTTCAACCTATTACTTCTATCTAAAAAGAATGTCTTTATTTTGTCTTTGTTGTCTTTGTTGGGCTTTTGTACATGTGAATTCAGGGTCGATGCCCATTTGGAACTGAATGTTGGACCACAATATACACAGGCACTGTTGCAGGTGTTGTTCCACCTGGCATCGAATATCACAGGATATTGATACTCATTGGTCGCGTTGTCTATTTCAAAATCTTTATTGTACGAATTATGCCAATCCTGTTCATTGTGCAATCCGTTACTTTTTGCATTGATGCATAATTTACAGTAGTCCTCGGGCAATTTGCCTTGCTTCATGCTCTCCCTGACTTGCTTCGCCCGGTCACTGGCCAAAGCTGACTCTATGCTGTCGGTATTGATGTTTCCTAGTTTGAATCCACCAGCACAACACATGGATATGCCCCCATCGACTTGAACGTGGAGACCTCTCCATGGTGCCGCACAGGAATTATTGGGCATTTGATTTTTCTAACTGTTTGTTGATCCACTGTGCAAGGCCTTGGTAAGTGTCTTGGAAAACGTTCTTGTTGGCCTTCCATTCATCAGGCATCTTCCAGTCCTCTTCGTTTACAACTATCCATCTGCAATCCGAATGCTCAAACAGTTTGTTGAATTGGTATATCCAGTAACTGGGATCAACTGGTCTTTTAATGTATGTGTAGCCTGTGCTACCTTTGTATATGTTGTTGACATTTTCTGGCTTTTTTTCTTTGCCCAGCCCATACAGGTCCATTCCCACGAGAAATATTGCCTTGGGTTTAAAACTCATGCCGACCAGTCCTGCGAACTGTCCTGTTCCCCAGTGGAAAGGATCATCCTGCCTCTTGTCACCTTGGTATGGTAAATCAGGCACACACTTGACATTGGACCAATATGCGAACTGCTTGTACCAATTGTCTCTGGTGTAGATTGTGGTGTTTTTACCAACCGTGTTAGCGGCCTCCTGGCACATGTGACGATCACAAGCAACAACATATTCTAGATTGTGGTCCCTGAACTGTGCGTTGCAACCCACCATGGTGGTAACACTTTTCAACGGAGTGATGTCAAATCCCCTCCTGCTTTCACCATTGCCTATCACACTTACATACTTGGTCATAATGCTATTTAATCACCCCTTTAAACGTACACAGACGTCTTTAAACTGCTGGTAAAAGTCAAATAGGTATAGTTGTACAGATCACTCATTTCCTACAATTAAATGCCATACGGTACGATATCTTTGCCATGCTTTCCTAAGTGTTGGATATTTTCTCCTTAGTTCTATGGCTTCAACTCCTACCATTTCTGCCTCTTCGTAAGCGGTCTCCTCATCTTTGGCCTTCTGTGATTGCTCCACTAAAACACGATTGCCATCTGGTAATTGTTGGTACACTGTCTCACCACCGTCTGGTGAAACAAATATAGCATCTATAGATTTTTTCTTTGCCATTAATAGTGTTCCCTATGGTCCGCTCCAGGATGAGCATATCTTATTCCACCAAAGTGTTTGGCGTCACCGTCGTGTCTGGGTATGAAATGTATGTGTGGCCACATCACAGTTTGTCCTGCACACTCTCCAATGTTCATTCCAACGTTGAATCCTTTCATCTTGCCTTCCTTTATCCATTGGTCTCCACAGTAGTAGGCCAATTTGTATGATTCTCCAATAGCCTCTGGCGTGTTGTGTTTGGGTATGAACAGTGTGTGTCCTTTCACGCAAGGATACTTGTCTTTGAACACGGCAGTGTCCTCGTTCTCAAAGAATGGCGTATCATTGCCCATCCATGGAGTTTCACCGAAATGGTCTATGAGTTCAAATGGCTTCTTGTAGATAGGTTTTTTTGATGGCATGCGTTTTTATTATTCCTATCTTAATATTACTAGAATTTGGTTTGTGTTGCAACCTGATTTGATCCCAAACTTTGGTTTTTGGCACAGATAGATTGTACTCGTTTAGATTTAACAGATTAACCAATGCCTTCCTTACCTTCTCTGCACCACCGTGTTTCTTACAGGTGTCTGATCTACCAACATGTACGATTTTGTTGTCTATCTTAATCTTGTACACACATGGTAGTCTTATCCATTTTGTTTTGGGATTTTTGTTGTGTTTGATCTTGTATTTTTGTATGGTGTAGAGATCGTCTATACTGTACCATTTCATATTAACATTCTCACAAAGTATGCACCAACTATAGAACCAACGATCCCGAATACCACATCATCCCAACTCCAGTGTCCTTTGCTCCATAGGTCGAGAGCTTCTTTTATCACTGTTGCTACTAATCCTAAGTATATGAATGGTTGCCAAAATACTGCAAACAGTGTGAGGAACATAGCCCAAAAGAAATGTAGTTGCAGATCAAATCTAAAATAAAAAAGTGTAATTATTCCTAGTCCCTTGTAAAGTGATTTAATATCTATCATTTTTTATTCCTAACTGTTGAAATATCTCTTGCACTTTCCTTGCTTGGAAGTAGCAGTCGTCCAGTGCGTTGTGTAGGCCTGTCCTTTTCTCGTTGGGATCACGTGGTACCAGACTGCCTAGTGTCCTTGAGTCTCTGATTTGCCAGAAGTTCCATGGAACGGGCACTTGCATTTGTGCGTAAAAATTTTGTAGTATTGCGTAGTCGAACAATGGACCTTGGCACCAGAACACGTCCACCCCCACGCACCATTTGTTCAACTGCTTGACCAAATATTTTAGATCAATCCTGTCCTCATCACCTAGTGCTTCTTCTCTAACATCCTCTGCTTGTTTACCCCACCATTCCACGGTCTCGTCCATGACATCCCTGCCCATAGCAACCTGTGAGTCCACATCAATCCTATGGTACAAACCTTGTGACGGTTCCACTCTTACGTAAGGATCAAACTTAACCCCACCTATTGTGAGGATCGTGGCGTTGGGTTTAGTGGAAAGCGTTTCCAGATCTATCATCGCATGAATCATAGTAATATTGTACTACAGAAAATTGGTTATGTCAATTAGGATACAATACCACACCAATTTTTAAATGATTCCGGAAGGAATTCCAAGTCTATTGATCTCCTTTTAGAAAAATCTTTTAGATAATTGCTTATATCTGCTCGCTCTGTTGCTGTGGGGTCTGTTTCAATAGATTTGATAAATTTGTTTACTTGGGGGTCATCCCTATGCCTGTTCATTTGTTCTAAAACTTGCTTTTTACTATTGTCATCAAGCACATGTGGCATCATGTGAGGCCGTTCGGTCAACGGGTTTGTTCTGATAGGATATCGCTTAAAAACCTCATAAAAATTTATGAAGTCCAAAGAAGAGATATTAGATATTACAGAGGTGAACTCTATTTCATTGTTGCTATCCTCTAGCATTTTTACCCTGTGCTGGAAATCACTCCAGGTGTGTCCGTATCTCAAAAGTTCAAAATACCTGCCAGTGGCTTCTGCCGACAGTATGAACTTTATTTTACGTTCCTTGAACTTTTCAAGAAAATTTGACAGCCTATTAGCACTGATACCTAGTCCCGAAGTTATGGTAATTTTTTTGTCCTCTGCACTGTCTATTATTTTTGCTATTCCATTATGCAATAGAGGTTCTCCTCCCAACAAAGATAATTCGGTGATATGATTGGCCATAGAGATCTCTTTTAATAGAAGTCTCAGAAATTTTGTTTCAGTGCTTCGTGACTTCTGTTTCATCTTTGACCACAATTTTGCCCAATTGTCATTTTGTAACTTACTTCCGCTCAGCTGGTAATCTCCATTTTTTTCTATATCTTTCTGCCAGGACGAACTAAATTCTGGTCCACAGTACATACAGGTAAGGTTACAGTCTGTTGAAAGAGATATACTGAGATTCCTTAGCGGAGCCATGGGATCATTTATGTACTCTGGGTTCCGTATTTCTAACCTTTTGCTGGATAAATTCTTTTCTTCGTATTTGTAACAACCGTAATGGCATGATTTACAGGATTTATCTTCAAGCATGGTCTTACGATCCTCAAGCATAGTATCGGTGTAAAATAGTTTTCCCGGGTTTGCTTCTAACCAATCAAGATTGATTCTTTCTGGCCAGGCGTTACAGCAGTTGTAAAGGAGTCTGCTTTGCACATGCACCTGCAGGTCAGTAAACTTCGCTGAACAATAATAATCCATGCTGATATTTACTTGTAAGTTCGCTACGTGTAAAATTAGATGCTTGTTGGCTCGGGTCTAAGACTCAAGGTTGGCTTGCCCCCATTTTCCAGGAATAATTTGTACTCGACTGTTTCTTGTTCTGAAAGGCAATGTATCTCACCAGATGATGTGCTGTACACATCTCTCATGTAACGTGCCACGGGTGTCGCGGACAACATGCATGAATCGTAAGTGTAGAATTCAGCGGAGTCGAATATAGCCTGGCAGGCATCTTCCGCGAAACATATTATCATCACCATAAGGAATTTCATACAAATATTTAAATAAAAAATGGACAGAGTTAAACTACTACTTCTTGTCTTTTTGTCTAAAAGTACGTACTTTAGTTCGCAGTCTGATTAGGTCGTTGTCCAGCATACGCACTCTGTCTATCAGAGCAATCAGTGTTGCTGATGTGGAACTTAACTTTGGTGTTATCTCTGTCGTTATGAACTTCCAAAGGAAGTAAATGAAGTACGCAAGGAAGAAAACAGCCACAGTTGGAAAACCGTAGTCCTGTATTACACTGGTTACCGAAATGTACTTTGTTGCGATATCCATTATCCTGACATCCTTCCACCGAACATGTTCGGGTCAATGTTTGTGCCTGAAAGACCGACTATGAATCCAATTATGAAACCAAGAACAAATGCTGTTATGATAAATCTACCCATCAGTCTTTCCTCGCATCGGTCTTGCCGTCTGCCCTGGCTACCCTGTCTGTGTCTATGGGTATTCCCAATTGCTCCGAAACCTCTTGGTCGATCTTTATAATGTCGTTGTTCATTGTCTTGACCCTGTTGTCCAACTGTCCAATGACAGTTTCAATGAACTTGATAGAACTGACAATTCCGTTCAAGATGTATTTTATTATAAAAAGTATGAACACACCCATTCCCACCGTGGCGGCAATTGGTAATCCTAGTTCTGCTACTAATTTAAAGAACTGTGTCATTATATGTGTATTTATTAACGTGTTAGTGTGTACACATTCACAGGTTCGGTTTTACCCTTGACTGTGATGCTGTCTACAAAGTCAAAAGGGAACTTGTCGTCTATGACCTTCTTTGTTGCCTCTCCCACTATCAGTGTGTGTCCTAGGGTCTTACTTGCACTCTCCAAACGTGCCGCAAGGTTAACAGGATCGCCTATTACGGAATAATCAAACCTCTGATCTGACCCCATGTTGCCAACCAGGGCCTCACCTGAGTTGATACCTATGCCCACTTTGATGTTTGGCAAATTTTCTGCAGTAAGTTGTGTGTTCAGCATTGCCAATTCCGATTGCATCTGAGAAGCAGTCAGCACTGCCAACATCTGATGATCTGCTGTCTTCAGTGGTGCGTTCCAGAATGCCATTATGCAGTCACCCATGAACTTGTCCACAGTACCACCATTGGCAATTATCACATTGGTCATGCGTGTTAGAAATCTGTTGATCAGTTTCGTGAGTTCTGATGGGTTATCCTTGTACTGTTCTGATATGGGAGTGAACCCTCGGATGTCACAGAACATGAAAGTCATGTATCTGGTCTCTCCGCCCAGTTTCAATAGACTGGGATCCTTCTGTAATTTCTTGACCATCCTGGGATCAAGGTAGTGTTCAAACTGTTTCTTGATCTGTTGTTTCAATCTGCTCTGTGT